TGTAGCCTCATGTCCACTAACGATTCTTTCGAGGTATTGTATCCTTTGATTAAGCATGTCTATTTCGTTCAGGTTATTTTGGACGCCTGAACTAGTATTCTCTATTGTGACTGTTCCGTCAGGGTCAATAATTTTTTGAGTACCTTTTTCCGGCAATGATATAGAGATGTTATTATTAACATCTCCTTGACGTATATTACCTTTATTTCCGCCAGATATATTCAGGTTATCCCTCGTTGATATAGTCGCAGGCCTTAACATCTCGCCTTCGCCTGTTAAAAGCCATTCTGGGGAAATGTCGGTATATATACCGCATATTCTGATTAAAATTTCATAGGAGGGATTCTTGGCTTTATTCCAATAGCCTTTGGATAATCCTAGATCTTTTTCAAACCTATAATCACTTATACCTTTATATTTAAGATATTGTGATATTCTTTCTTTGATACTCATATTTTAAAAGTTAATGATTGTTATTTAGTTGAATATTTTCAATCATTTATTTTGTTAGTTGAAAATAAACCACCATATTTGTACTCGTAATCATTGAAACGAACTTATTTCAAGATTGAAACAAAAACCATAATGTGCAAATATAAACGATTAAATGTAAAAAAGCAATGAGAAAAGTAAAATACATCAGTATCCCATCAAAGATTATTAAGGAGATAGCCGCCGAGGTAGGTTGTACAGACCGTACTGTCTACGGGGCGATAAACTTTCGCACGGACGGAGAGCAACCAGAACGAATAAGGGAGCTTGCTCTCAAAAAGGGCGGAATCGTCTCACACAAGATGGTAGGATAAACCAGCCGAGAGAAAAACGAAAAAGATAAAAGCATGAATCGGACTGACGCAAAAATGATAGCCGAGGAGTTGTATAAACTCGTAAGAAAGGAACTGAGAACGGTAGCGGAGAATCTTGTTATCGAGGATACAGACGAATTTCTCACTGTCGATGAAGCTGCCGACTTCATGAGATTATCGAAATCTACTCTATACAAGAAACGTAAAGTAATACCATGTGTAAAAATAAATGGATCATTGCGATACTCTAAAAATGCTCTTATCAAGTACATGAATAAAGTTTAACGAAAATAGGGGAGTAGCTCAACGGTAGAGCAACCGAATAAAAGAACCAGTATGTTGGGTATCGGTTCTTCGGAGCGAGCAAGGGTTCGATTCCCGCCTCCCCACAAAAAAGCTCATTGACATGTTGGCGTACGTGAAGAACACCGAGAGTCGCAATAGCGGGAACGCCGAGACTTGCGACGGGTCGGGGTGAAGTAACGAAGTCGTGACGTGTAAGTAATATCCGGTAATTCGGCAACCGGGCACGCTTCACCAAGTTCAATGAATAGAAACGAACAAAAAATGGAGAGAGAAAGGGATTGCCTTTCTAGGCAAGAATAGTTCAGACAGCTTTCCATTACCCTATATTTCCCCTGCCCGTTGGATTCGGGTTGAAAAAACAGTCATCTGTTGCAGGGGAACGAAATTAAATAAGCCTGTGAACATGAACACAACCTGTATTATCCCACGGTCAACAATCGAGAAACGATATGACAAGGCAAGGGAAGATTTCAACGACCAATACGACAACTCTCCTTACAAATTGAAATGTAAGGAATTTTATCTGGGAGGCGGGGTAGAAAATTACGAGGTCGCCAACAAGATACTATTGATGAACGAGGAAGAAATAGCCAAATCCTACCTCGAAGATTGTGACCCGAAAGACTGGCAGAGCATGCGTCGATACCGGGAAGACCTCATGTGCGATGCCACGGACATCTACAAAACGGCTATCGCTATGGTAAAAGCCGATATTCAGAAACTAAAAAACATACAGGACGAGGTAGAAAGTTTTCTTGACGACCATATAGGAGAAAACATGGACGGTCATTATCTCGACGGAGATATAAACTATGAAATAGATTTGATCGACAAAAACGCCGACGTCCGCATTCATTACGACGCATACAATCACAAGGAGTGGGACAACGGCGACTATTTAACGCCACGTTCCGACAGTGGCTACATCGATACGGAATACACGGTAACCGTATTCGACGAATGTGGAAATGAAGAATTTGAGTTTAACGGTAATTTCCAAATATAACAGTCATGATATTCTACAAGTTATTTACCCTGCTCGCCATACTGCTTATGTTTTCCTCGATATTCGGGGTAGTCGCTTCGCTCATCAATGCCAACCTTTGTCAACTGGTGATAAGCATATCCCTGTTCGCACTGTCTTCGGTAGCTCTTATAGGGCAACAAAAAAAAGATAGGAAATACAATGGACAAAAATGAAATTTTAAATAGCGACTATGATGTCCGCGTTAGTGTGGCAGAAAACCCCAGTACTTCCGTCGATGTGCTCACAGAGCTGGCGAAGGATAGAGACTGGTATATCCGCAGTTATGCGGCATGTAATCCCAACATGCTCGTCGATGTGCTCACGGAGTTGTCAAAGGATAGCGACTATATTGTTCGCTGTCTTGTGGCGAGGAATCCCAACACGCCCACCGGTGTGCTCACAGAGCTGGCGAAGGATAGCCAATGGGTTGTCCGCCGTTATGCAGCATGTAATCCCAATATGCCCGTCGGTGTGCTCTCAGAATTAGCGAATGATATCAATTGGTATGTCCGCGTTAGTGTGGCAGAAAACCCCAGTACTCCCGTCGATGTACTCACGGAGCTGGCAAAGGATAGCGATTGGGAAGTTCGTGCAAAAGTGGCAGAAAACCCAAACACTCCCGCTGATGTACTCATGAAATTGGCAGAGTCAGGTAACTCTGTTGTCCGCAAGAATGCGGCAGGGAATCCCAACACTCCCGCCGGTGTGTTGAGAGAATTAGCAAAAGATAGAGATTGGAGAGTCCGCATGTCAGTAGCGCACAACCCCGCCACCTCAATCGATGTGTTGATAGAATTGTCAAAAGACGAAGATGATAGAGTAGTTAGTCGTATGGTAGGTAAATAAAGCTATTAAATGTAAGTGGTAAACAACAAACCGATAAGAAATAAATTATAGTTCCATATAAATCAAGCATATTCACCGCCCGTCCGGGAGGATATGCGGTGTATAAAAAGAAACATAACCCTTTAAACAAAAAAATATGTCAGAGTACGAAGTATTACAGGTTCAAGCACAGCCACAAGTCATGCAAATAGACGCCCTCGAACGGGCAAATGTAGATTCGCAAGTAGCCACGGCCAAGCAATATCCGAGAGACATTAGGCGGAGTATAGATAACTCCATCGTCATGGCGACAATGGACAAGGAGACGGCTCAATCCTGCGGTTATGCCCTTCCACGGGGAAATAAACCCATTACCGGCCCTTCTGTCCATCTAGCCAAGATAATCGTATCGAATTGGGGAAACATGCGTACAGAGGCCAAAGTCGTACAAATTACCGATCGTCAAATTATAAGCCGGGGTACGGCGTGGGATTTGGAAACGAATGTGGCAAGCGCATTCGAGGTTCGACGGTCCATAATTGACAAGTACGGCAAACGGTATTCCGACGACATGATAACCGTAACCGGCAATGCGGCCAACGCAATAGCCTACCGCAATGCTGTTTTTTCGGTCATACCCAAGAGCATAACGGATAAAGTCTATCGGTCAGCGCAGAATTTTATAACAGGCGACCTGTCAAACGAAGACAAACTCAAAAAAGCAAAAGCAGAATGGATTGAATTCTTCAAGAACGAGTACAACATCACCGAGGAGGAGATTATAAAATTGTGCGGCAAGCAGACTATCACCCAGATACGAAGCAATGAGATTGCCCTTCTTTCCGGTATTCATCAATCCCTCAAAGATGGAGATACGACGGTAGATGAGATTATGAAGCCATACCGAGGCACGAAAAGCAGCAAATTCAAAGATATATCCGGAGAAGCAGCCGGTGTCAAAGAGGGAATCAATCAGGAAGGAACTAAACAGACACTGTTCGACGATGGAAGCGCAAAGGACTCTTGAATGGTACAGGAAACGCCTCGGTTGTTTCACGGGAAGCCGCATAGGCGACCTGATGAAAACGAACCGGAGCGGAAACGGGGTCGGAGAATGCGCCATGAACTATATTTACCAAGTAGCGGGAGAGCGCATGCTCAACCCGGCTATGGTAAACGACGATGGTTTTTTCTCCGACTATATCACCCAGACCGACATATCGACCAAGCAAATGCGATGGGGAACGGAGAACGAGCCCGATGCCCGGCACATATATGAACTTAAAACAGGTCGCCGTGTCGTCGAGGTAGGATTGTGCAAACACCCCACCATCGCCCATTTCGCAGCCAGCCCCGACGGATATTATTACGATGAGAACAAGCGGGAAAAAGGGGTAATCGAGATAAAAAGCGTGGGAACGGCCACATATGCCAAATACTTCCACAAGATAAAGGATAACGATACCCTCCTGTCCACGGAGCCTAAGTACTATTACCAAATCATGTCCGAACTCATGTGCGTTGAAGCCGATTGGTGCGATTTCATCGTATATAACCCGTTCGAGAAGCCCTCTATGTTTATCAGAAGGATATATCCAGATGATAACACCTTCAAGAAGATAGCCGAAAGGATATACGAAGCCGATGAATTAGTCAATGAAATAATCAATTCATGAAAGACTATGAAATACAGTCAATCGTCAGCCTGCTGGAAAGATCGGCAAAAGCGTTGGAAAAGTCTGACGACTACCGGCATAAAGAGCTGGCAGGATTGATGAGAAATAAAGTAAGACAATTAAATAAGAAATACAATGGACAAAAATGAGATCTTAAATAGCGGCTGTGATGTCCGCGTTAGCGTGGCAAGAAACCCCAACACTCCCGTCGATGTGCTCATGGAGTTGGCAAAGGATAGCGACATTGTTGTACGCCGTAGAGTGGCATGTAATTCCAACACCCCCGTCGATGTGCTCATTGAACTGGAAAAGGACAGCGACTGGGTTGTCCGCCGTTATGCAGCATGTAATCCCAATATGCCCGTCGATGTGCTCGCAGAATTAGCAAAGGATAGCCACTGGGTTGTCCGTCGTTATGCGGCATGTAATCTCAACACACCCTTAGAAGTATTGATTGAATTGGCAAAGGATAGTCACTGGGCTGTCCGCGTTAGCGTGGCATGTAATCCCAACACGCCCGTCGAGGTACTCACTAAGCTGACAAAGGATAGTGACTTTGATGTCCGCCGTTATGCGGCAGGGAATCCCAAGTTAAAAGAAGTTTTAACCTATAAAAAATAAAAGCGATGTTTTACGAAATCAAACTGAAAGTAGAAAAAGAGAACAGCAAAGGAGAGATGAAAGAAGTCATCGAACACTTCATCACCGATGTAGGATTATTTGCCGAGGCCGAAGCCAACGGACTGGAACAATACAACGGAAATTGCGATGTAATCTCTATCACCCGCTCTAATGTCGTCGAGATAGTCAATGAGAAGGAAGAAGGCAAGCCCTTCTACAAAGCCACGTTGATAGACATATTCATCGATGACAACGGCAATGAAAAGGAAACGAAGTACTACAACCTCGTTTGCGCCAAAGACATCACCGAAGCCAACCGCCTCATGCAAGAACACATGAGACAAGGCCTTAAAGACATGAGGTTGGACAGAATTGTGAAAACCAAAATCATAGACCTGATATAGGAGAATAATGTGAGACATTCCCCGCAAGCCGTCCGGGTACGTGGTCGAGCACCATACGGAGGAAGGAACTGCGGGGAGAAATTAGCCATAAGTGTTTTAGGTGGTATCGGCAGTGGTTCACGGGAGAGCGGTATAAGTCGAGTATAAGGAGCGAATATACAGTTGCGGGTTCGAGTCCCGCCTGCCGAACAAAAAGAGAAAGATATGCAATTAAAAGTCTTTACAGCATTCAGCGGATATGACAGCCAGTGCATGGCACTCGACCGGCTCGGAGTCGATTACGATC